TTTCAACTGGCCATTCTGGTTTCTTACGACCTAACCATTCATCGTGTGGCATTAGCGCGCCAAGCACCCACGCACGATTCTTTTCTGTTGACGGAGTTACTGCTGCAAGTGTATCGTTAACCACTACACTAGGGTCTAGTGCCTCAATAGGACCGACTTCCTTTGGCATACGTTTACGAACACCGGTGCGGTCACCCCACGCGTACATCGGACAAACTGGAACCATACCAGCTTCCCAGCGGCGGTCAATCATGTCTGTTGCTGCCTGCACTAAACGCTTTTCATAAGGCTGCACATTTTCATCTGTGTCCATCATGTAGTAACGTTCAATGTAGCATTTCTTCGCCGCAACTGGGTCTAACACGCGGATACGTTCTAGCGCTTCCTCGATGTCTGCACGACTAAAGTACGTTGCGCCTTCTTCACCGCGATGCTCTGTTCCAACAAGCAGATGCTTATAAAGCATTGAAGGCTTTTTCATCATAGCGCGAGCGCCATTGAACACAGTATTAAACTGCCAATCATCAAAAAATCCAACCGCAGGCAAGCCTGAGGATAAAGTATAAAGTGCGCCCATAGCGCCTTGTCGTCCATTTAGCGAGTTCAACGGAGCAAGGTTAACCCAAGCAACATCGTATGAGGATAAATCCTCGCCAGGCGTTACCTTACGCCAGTCAACTTCATGACCTAAATCTGTTAATGCCTTTACAATTAACGCAGGCACATCAATCTTTTGAATTGTGCGTCGTTCTGTGTTAATCTGTAATGCAGTAAAACCAGTCATTAAGATTTTCATACTACTCCTTAAATAATTGCTGGATCATTACCCATGCTTTTGCATGGGTAATGATACCAGACAATCGTTGTTAGAACGGTGCAGCAGGTGGTGCAGCAGGCGCTGGAACTGATGCAGCAGCAGGTGCTGGTGCAGGAGCAGGCGCAGCGGCAGGCGCTGGTGCAGGGGCAGGTGCTGGCGCAGCTGCCGCTACAGGTGCAGCAGCCGATGCTGTTGCAGTGTAGTACATCTTGATTTCGTTCTTCTTAGAGCCGTTCCACGTGCGGGAACCAATCTGCGCGCGGAAGGTACGATTTTGCAATGCTGCCTCAATAGCAGCGTTGCTTGGTGAAGTTGCGAAGTACTCACGGCCAAGGCCTAGAGCTGCCATCTTACGGAAGAACATTCCAAGTGCTGCAGGACTGTCTGGTGTAACAACAAGGTTATCCCAAACACGACGCTTAGCGTGCGCGCCACCTGTAACTTGCGCTGTTATCGCAAACATTGTCTTACCAGATTGTGCAACCTTTGCAGTTGCTTCTATTACGATTAAATCGTAGTCTCCATCGGGAAGCGGCTCAAAATTACCACCACCGACATCTCCAGCGTCCTTTACAAGGTCGCCCCAGTTGAGTGAACTCACGGTTATCCTTTCAATAGTGCGCTAACCAATTTGGTTAGGACGCGGCTTTCTTTGCTTTGGCTTCTGTCTTTTCGCCAAAAATCATGTCTAACATACGCTCGATGCCAAGGTCTTGTTGTTCAACAATTTTACCAAGGCGTCCTTGAACACGCTCACCAGCTTCAAACTCGTCTGTTCGTTCGACGTACATACGGCGAACTTTATACGGAGCTTGTAGTGGATCCGGGTTAGGAAAAGTCTCGACGTTGATTGCGCCAAGAATGTCGTAAAAGTATGGTGCCTGAATAGCAAGTTGACCCTGTAAGTACGGACGCATACGCCCGTCCTGTCCTGGCCGCGCCATAGCAGTAAGCACAACAGCTTCTAATGGTTGCGTTGGGTGCATTGTAAGGTCACGTAGGTCACGCAAAAGCGCACCCATGTGACGAAGCAACTCGCCCCACTGTTGCATCTTCATCTGCTCTGTACCTGCAATTGAATCCATGCACTTCACTTGAAGCTCAGAGATAGAATCAATGATAAGAGATTTGAACTGATGCTTTCCAGTTTGTAGCCACTGGAATGTTTTGATAACAACGTCGTAGTCACGAACATTTACTACGACAGTGTCCCATGTGCCATCTGCGACTGGTGGTTCTTCGCGCAGAGGGTCCCAGTACCTTACGGTGATAGGTAGGAATCGGTGCCCACCTTCAACGTCGAGCATGAGACGAGGATAGGGTGCAGTTACGGCAAAAGTTGATTTACCAACCTTTGACTCACCATACACCATGATAGTCAGCGAACGCTGTACTTCATTTGACATACGTCACTCACTTCCTTTCTTCTCTTCGATGTGGTAATACCCGTATGGATCGGATGATTCATACGCCTCGCTAAGTGCTTGTTCGGCGGCGCTTCCGTCGTCAAACATTGGACATATAGCGAAAAATTGACATTTCCATTTGCAATCACGACTTGGTCGTGGATACGCAACAAGCTGATGAGATGACCCATCATCTAAGGCTTGACGCACGTTAAGCATATCAGATAGTGTTCCGTGGATACGTTGCCAAAAGTTACGTAACGCAAAAACATTGTGTCGAACTTCCATCTGCTCATAAAAGGGTGGTCGTGCATTTGCAGAACGTTTTACCTTCTTGAGCATTGTAAAGATTCCGCCTTCAGAACGTTCACCTTCTTTGTTCTGTGCAGTCTCAAGCATCATATACGTAAGGATCTGCTCATTCATGTGCGCCATTGCCGCAAAGTCTGTGAACGAGCCTCCAACAGTCTTAAAGTCACGAAACATGCGCACACCATCAGCCTTACGACGAACACGCATATCAATCTTGCCTTGAAGAATAACCTTGCCATCAAACAACGGCATCTCGATAATTTCTTCTGTAGAGATCATTTCTAGCTCAGCGTCAATTCCATTTTCTTCAATCCAATCAAGATAGCCTTCGAGCATGATGCGACCAAGCTCTGCTTCAGAGTCAAGATCATATGTATCACGCATCTGTGCCTCTAGCTCAGATTTATCTTTTTCAATCAACGCGGCATGAGCCTCAAGAAGTGGTATACCTTTTGAGTAGTAGTCATCAAGCGCCTGGTGAATGCGAGAACCAAGAGCTAACGCACCAGTCTTTGACTCTGTGCGTGGACGTAAACGACGGTAGTAGCTTAGCCACCACTTACGTCGACACTCCTTAAATGTTTGGATCTCTGAGTTTGATATGCGTATCGGTTCTACTACGCTCATAGCTTTCCTGCCTTGTCGTCTTTAAGTAGTGATAATAATTGTGCCTTATCGCGAACGATTTGCTCAAAGTTATCAGCCTTGGTTTCAAGGACTTGAATTACGCGTTCCTCAATAGTTCCTTCAGTAACATAGTCACTAATGATAATTGAGTCATGAATCTCAGAACCGATACGGTGCACACGGTCAAGAGCTTGCTTATGGTCAACAAGTGACCAAGGGCGCTGCAGCATGATTAAACGACGTGCTGCAGTTAGCGTGATTCCAACACCACCAGCCTGCGCTGTAAAAAGTATCCACTTGATCTTGCCAGCCTGAAAATCATCAACCGCTTGTTGACGTTCATCCTCAGACTGAGCACCAGTGATGAGACCATGTGGAATTTTTTCCTTAGTCATTTCTGCACTAAGTAAATCTATAAGTTGGCGTGATACCGCGCATACTGCAACTGAGTCATCACCAAAGTCGCCATTCTTAATATCATCCATAACTGCATCAACCTTGCATGATGGGCCAATAAGTGTTACCTTGCTCTCGCCTGTTGTCTCATCAACGCTCATCTCAGCAAAAGAGCTTGCAAACTGCAGCAACCTTATTGTTTGTGTTAAAGGACTAGGCGCTGTAACTGACTCGCCGTCCTCAAGCTCAGCAATCATAAGATCACGCATTTGGTCGTAAGCTTTCTTTTGCTTAGTGGACATCTCTACGTCCTTGCGCTCAAACATCATCTCTGGCAGCCAAGGAAGAACCTTCTGCTTAAGCATACGTCGCATGCGTGGATTTATCGCCGCGTAGAACTCTTGTTCCATGTGAGGCTTTACGCCTAGAACCATCATTCCGCCAAAAGCATTCATCATTGTGTTAATCATGCGGTCAATCCAACGCGTCTTACTTGGCCATTCATCTGGCGATAACCAGTGCAGTATAGACCACATGTCTAATACGTTATTAGCGATAGGCGTTCCTGTAAGCGCAAAGCGAATGTCAGCATTTCCTGTTGCTGCCCAAAGAGCACGAGTTTGTTTTGACTTAGGCTCCTTAGATCTGTGGATCTCATCAGCAACTACTGCCTTAAAGTCAATTGTGTTTAGTTCACGCAGGTGAACCTCGCAACGATTCTCTGAGACCCTATCATCGTGCCCTCCGCACTCGGGGCATTTTGCAAGTGCAATTGAGCCGTAGCCAGAAAGACGAGAATGCGAGCGCAGTGACTCCCAGTTAATAACATACACGTCTGCCGATTCTTCAAAGATCTTACGACGTTGAGTTGCAGAACCTTTAATAACTTCTACATCAACTCCAGGCCACCAGCGTTCAAACTCGCGCTTCCAGTTTTTCTTTAGTGTATTAGGGCAAACGATTAACGCAGGAAATACGTCTTCACCGCGATCTTGTAGTTCCTTAAGTGCACGGATTGCCTGTGCTGTCTTACCAAGGCCAGGCTCATCTGCAAGCAGCGCACGTCGTGCA